ATTATATTTGATAACAAAATACATACTTTTATCAAATATAATATTATTTGATAAAACACTTGTTCTGTATAAAACACTATGATACGATTTAAACAGATAACAAGTGTGTAATTGTTATCAAATTTAATATACATTATCTTGCAAGAAATGTCAACTATTCATAATAAGAGAGGTAATAGATATGTGTAATAAGGAAATTAGAGATTATGCACGAATTAAAGATGTTAAATTATGGAAAATTGCAGAAAAATTGAACATGCGAGACAGTAATTTTTCAAGGTTGTTAAGGCACGAACTTACAGAAGATAAAAAGCAAGAGATACATAAAATAATTGATGAATTGGCAAAGTAAGGCGGTGTATAAAATATGGAAGAAACAATAAAAAACGGAAATGTGCCGGTATCAGTAGCAGCACAAGTATTAAAAATGGATCGGCAAACAGTTAGACTTTTGTTGCAAAATAATCTTGTCCCGTGGGGGATCTGCTATAAAAACCCGGGCAGTTCTCATTATTCCTATCTGATCTATACGAAGCAGTTTTACGAAGCCACAGGCTATTTGTATGAGCCGGGAAAAGAGGTGCAAGCATGATAAGAGTACATTTAAAGCCGTTAAAGAAGCCGTCAAGGTTAGCTGCATTTAGAGCATCCAATTGTGTGTTCTGCGGATTTGAAAACAATATTTTTACGATCACATTTAGGATCAGTAATGATATGAAAGAAGATGTTATGCAGGACTTGGTAATTGATTTTAATAGTCGTTTTCCAAAAATCTATTTATCGAAGCCATTTTCTTACAGCAACGTGGAAAGCGAGGGCTAATAGTTGGACGAGAAAAGATTGAAAAGCCTGATTGCAGAAAAAAAGAAGAAACTTAGTAACACACCGATATTTCTTGATGCTGAAATAGACAATTTGATTATGGATATTCGTGCTTTGGAAAGGGGTTTAGAACGAATAAAAGGCGGTGTAAATAAATGACTGATAATGAAATATACGAAAGCAATTTACAGCATTTTCACATTGTAAGAAGATACGGGAACAAAAGTCAATGCACTTGCCCGGCACACTCTGATAAACAGGCTTCCTTGACTATTACACAAGGAAATAAAGGGACTTTGTTTCATTGCCACGCTGGTTGCAGCTTGGATGAAATTTTATCTGCAGCAGGGCTTGAATTAAAAGATACATTTTACGACGTAAGGCAAAATAAGAGTAACTGGAAAACATACATAGAAAAGCGGGAGGGTAAAAAAATAGAGGGTATTTATCCTTACGTTTCTCTTAACGGTTCTTATGCTTTTCACAAAATCAGATTAGAGGGCAAGAAAATTTTGTATGGCAGAATAGAAAATAACAGATTTTCTTATGGATTGCCACGCAATAAACCGAGAAAGAGTTATCGGGCGATATATGGCGATTTAAAAGCCATTCAGAAAGCAATTACAGAGGACAGAGCTATATATATTACAGAGGGCGAAAAAGACACAATTACAATGGTTAAACAAGGGTATGTAAGTTTCACTTATGGTAGTTGTGCGGATTGGCAGAAAGAATTTGCGGAGCTTGTAAAGGGGGCTGATGTGGTTATTCTTGCCGATAATGACGTACCAGGTATACAAGTTGCTAAATGCATACTATCGGATGTAATGGGAATAGCAAAGACTGCAAGAATTATTGTGCCTATGCCGGATATCCCCAAAGCAGATATAACAGATTATTTTGAAGCAGGACATTCTAAGGAAGAATTTGAACAGCTTTTAAAACAAGAAATTCCGTTACAAGAAAATAAGGCGGGTAGATCTCAAACACTTGTAAATATCCTTAAAAGATTAAATGCAATAGATGCCTATGAAACAAATGATAAAGGGTATGGCGCACTATTTGCTGACGTTTTCAAGAGTAAACATCGATACAACCCATCACGTAAAGATTTTATGCAGTATGACGGCAAAAGGTGGATCGATGATACAGAGGGGCTGGCTGCGAGATCAGATGCAAAGAAGCTTTCGGATGCGCTGTTAATGTATGCGAGTACACAGGGAAGCAGTGATTATCTAAAGGCAGTTACCTCATTATGCAATATCAGAAATAGAAATAATATGCTGACTGACAGTAAAGATATTTACTATTTCGGCAATGAGGATTTAGATAAAAATGATTATATGCTTAATGTGCAAAATGGGACACTTGACTTATCAAGTGAAAAAATAATATTTCAAAATCATGATCCAGATATGCTGTTATCAAAAATTTGTAACGTAAATTACAACCCTGCAGCAGACTGTAAAGAATGGAAAAAGTTTTTATCAGAGATCATGCAAGGCGATATGGATAAAATCAAATATCTGCAGAAACTTTGCGGTATTTCATTGACGGGAAATACACAAGAGGAAACATGCTTTATTCTGTATGGCAGCACCACAAGAAACGGCAAAAGCACTTTTTGCGAAACGATTATCCACCTTTTGGGAGATTATGCATTGACAATGAAGCCTGAAAGCTTAGCAGTGAAGCAAAATGCCGATTCAAGACAGGCAAACGGTGATATTGCTAGATTAGCTGGTTGTAGATTTTGTAATGCATCAGAGCCGCCCAAAAGAATGCTTTTTGATACAGCATTATTAAAATCTTTGCTAGGGCGTGACAGTATAACTGCAAGGCATTTACATCAAAGGGAGTTTAGTTTTATCCCAAAGTTCAAACTAGTAATCAATACAAATTACCTGCCACTTATCACTGATGACACAGTATTTACAAGTGGGCGTATAAATGTAATTTCATTTGACCGTTATTTTACACCGGAAGAACAGGACAAGCATTTAAAGGATAAATTAAGAAACAGCGAAGAATTATCCGGCATTTTGAACTGGTGCATAGAGGGCTTACAGCTATACCGTAAAGAGGGCTTGAAGCCGCCTGTGGCTGTGCAGAACGCTACAGAAGCATATAGAACAGATTCAGACAAAATAGGTAATTTTATAAAGGAATGTTTAACCAAGACCGGCAAGAATAGCTCTGTAAAGGTTATCTATGAAGCGTATGCAAAATGGTGTTCTGATAATGGATTTGGAGTGGAAAATAAAAATAATTTCATAGCAGATATTAAAGGAAAAGGACTATTCTCTCTGACTGGTACAGTCAATGGAAAGACGCTAAAAAATATCGTAAAAGGGTATGAAATAGAATCAGATTTTATCGAATGTAACGCAAATGAAAAGCTGCCTTTTGACTAAGAAAATAATCAAAATGTGCAAAATGTGCAAAATATATGTAAATTTCCTATAGGGCAAACTTCAAACATTCACATATAAAATTCACATTTTGCACAAAACCCAGTATTTATGCGGATTTGATGGCGCTTTAGTACACTAAAATGTGCATTTTTCATGTAACGGTTTTCAAGAAAGTAGGTGCAATATGGACTATTTTAATATTTATAAAGATGTGTGGAATTTCCACAAAAAATATCAGAATGTACAAATGGACGATGCATATTGGAATGCTGTGATACATGACAGTACAGAGATAGCAGAACGATATGAAAATAATGAATTTGTAAGAGGATTACTTCTTGCGATCACAGATGAATTGGAAAGGGTTTATAAGGAACTGTTACATGACACAAACACAAAGTAAAGAATACCAAGTATATATAAAATCCGAACAGTGGCAGGAAATAAAACGGGAACGGCTAAAAATTGATAATTATGCATGTGTAATGTGCGGTTATTCAACAAAGCCGCAGCTTTTAATGGTGCATCATCTTAATTATAGAAATTTAGGGCATGAGGATGTATGGAATGATCTTGTAACGCTTTGCCCTATTTGCCACAGAAAGATACATAGAATGCTAAAACGCAGAATAAGACCATGATTGACTAAGTCAGTCGAACACGAACATCAAACAAAAAAAGATTAGCTTTTTAAGCAGAAAGTAGGTGTAAACATGGGAAAAGTAAATAATTACCCACAGGCGGCATTGGATAATGTGGAGCCGCAAGCTGTCCGCGATCTTGTAACCTCTTTGAAGGAGTTATATGACAAAGGAAAGCCGGAAACAGATGAAGAACTAAAACAACGGGTAGATGAATATTTTATGTTTTGTCAGTCTACTGGTATTCGTCCCGGGATTGAAAGTCTGCGGACAGCACTACATATTCCAAGAACATCATTTTATGAATGGTCGAAAGGTATTGGATGCTCTAAAGAACGTCAAGAAATTATTGCCGGCGCAAAATCATTGATAGATGCATTTATAGAACAGTGTTTACTATCCGGCAAGATAAATCCTGCATCTGGTATATTTATTGCTAAAAACTGGCTGGGTTATAAAGATTCTGTAAGCATAGAAGAAGCACTGCCACAAAGCCAAGTAAAGAAAGTACTGACTGCTGCCGAGTTACCAAAGTTAAATAGTACGGCATTGCCACAATTAAGCGAAAGAGAGGAATTTTAAATGAATTATCAAGTATCATTAAACGGAATTTTAGGTGAATTAAAGAAATATTGTGATTGTATAGACGCTATGTGTGTAACCTATAATGCGGAAATAAATGCATTTGAACAAAAGCTACAAGGTATGAAAGGAACATATACGAAGGAATACATAGATGAAACAAGAAAGAACTGGGAACCGTCAAAAGATTATGCTGGAGAGATGAGATCATTAAGGGATAAGGCAAAGGTTATTTCTGATTTTCATTTAAAATCAATCCGAAAGCAATTAGATAGCTTTTTTGCGTCTGATTTAAATATGAATTTTGCTAATAAGATCACTACAGCAAAGGCTTTAGGTATGAAATTGACTGCTGCCGAAATGAATGTGCTACAGGGTGAGG